CCCTAGTAGCTCAGACCCTATTTTGTCCGCATTGCGTGGACTGTATCCTGCGCGGATGGCGGCCTGAGTGGCATTCAGGTCAATTAAATATTCATCAATAAACAATTTCTGTTTTTGTGTCAACGCCAATCAAACTCACCACCTTCCACAATTAAACATGAGTCCCCGCCGCACTGGCAGGGACTCATCCAAAGGAGAAAAATCAACGTATCTGGAAAACGTCATGGGGGATAAAACCAGATACCTCACCGCTTGTGTACCCTGCGGCATTGTCCCGTGAAAGTACAGGTCTGTCTTATGAGAGATTACACAATACCGGTTAGTCAGCCACCAGGCTGTGATACCTGGCAGCCGTTGCTTAAATGGGGAGGATGCAAAACCAATCAGCTTTCCGCTTCATCCAATTTTGCATACTACAATTATAAATTGTCTAAAAGGACTTATCAAGGACATCATTTTGACGCAGTTTGTCAAGGCCTTAATCAAGCATAATCGCATCCGCCCCAAACAAATATATGCTTAGTATCCCTGTAAGCTCCGTTATCCATCGTCTGGCCGTTCTATCCGAACAATTTAAAATTTCTCCAATATCATCGGTCTCCATACCATCTAAGTATCTATATTTGAATGCCAAATACTTCTCATGTGTATTCTTCCGGCACTCCTCATCCTCCAGGAGCTTCAGGCACTTGTCTATGTGGCCTATCATGACAATGCTCCGGAGCTTGCTTTTAAGGATGCTGTTGATGAAAATATCTTCCTCAGTGAACTCCTCCAGTTCTTCCCTGTTGTCCATATCAGAAAGTTCAGCAACGCCCTCCTTCACACTCTGACAAATTCTATTATAATTCTCCATCAGCTTTTTGGTATTCTGGAAAATCTTTGTGCGCTTATTTCTCTGTGTCTGTTTTTCGTGTTCTTTGACCGCTTCCTTTGCGGCCAGCCTTGCCACTTCTTCCAGTGCTTCTGTCTGTTTCACCGGCATCACCTCCTCCCGCGTCTAGATACGGACACGCCCAGCACCCGTACCGTATCCTGCCCTTGTTGTTGCGCTGGCCATCACACCCGTGACGCCCGTTGTCTATGTAGCACTGTCTCATAATATCGTATCACTCCCTTCGGCGGCTGGCGCAGCTCTGGAACCGGACACAGGCTGGTGTACATATAGGCCGGAGCCGTCCGGATACGCTCTTTGATAACCTCGTCTGCCTGGGCTGCCAGGGCCTTGCTGTGGTCGATGCGGCTGACCTTGGACTGCTTATCACTTCGTTTCAATCTGCATCCATCTCCTCAAATTTCTTATACCAGTAACAAAACTTTCTGTGGTTCCTATGATATCTCCTGGCGTGGTACATTCCCAGCATGTAATATATGTGCGCGCATAAAGCGTACAATCTCGCACGAAACATTTCCCATCCTTCCTTTTCAAAATATCAGTTTTGTTGCGTAAGCTTATTAAACTTTCGCAACTTTATCATTTTCCGATTGGCCTGCCAGGAAGGCAGCAACCGCCTTTTTAATCACCCAGGCGATTGTACGCTCATGCGCCTGGCAGTAGGCCACCACCTGCCGGAGCTGCTCCGGGTCCATGCTCACGCTCTGCCGGATGACCTTATCCTCGTCCCGTTTCCTTGGTCTTGCCATCCCTTTTCCCTCCTTTTATGCGTAAACTTATCACTTTTTTGCTTATGTCAGTTTAATAACCCAAATACATACGCATATTTAGCTTAATAATCAAGTTCTCTAAATCCTTTTTATCAGAATTTATAACCTGTAGTTCTTCTTTTAGTTTTGAAATCTCCCTCTTTAACTGTTGGTTCTCAGCCGAAATTTCAGCATTTCTCTCAACGTATATGCAATTCGGAAATTTTTCTTTGCAATCTTCTGGCATGCCATACCTCCCTTAAATTTTAATCTAGCGAAATATTTTCGCCGCCTAAAATCTCCATCATCTGCTTATCTGTTGCTAACACTCCTGTAAGTTTCTCCACTTCCCACACCATAGTCTTCTGGATATTGCGGTTCTCGTATTTGCAGATTACCTCCTTGACGGCGTCTGCACTGACCAATCTTAATCCCACAGCTTACTCCTTCTCCGTCATCCCGGATTTTAATTCAACAATCTAACTTCTCCGTCAATAACATACGCATAGCCACGTTTCAGACAAGCATTAAGACCTCTCTCTGCCATAGCTTTGCTACTATACACCTTTGTTCTACTCGTTATTTTTCTTTCAGCTACCGGGAATAACTCTCCGCAAACGGTGTAATTTTTCCCAGTCCAATAACCGTATGTACATTCATAATCTTTTTTATAATCTGTCAGTTTGTTATCAGACAGCCATATCACATACCTCATGTTGCTCCTTCCGAAAATGTTAATTATCCTTAAAAATCTCCTCGATTGCGTCTCTATCCTCCTGGTCCTGTTTAGCCTCCATGTAGCATGTATCGCATAATATAGGACCGCCGTGTATATCTGTCCTCTCGCAACAATCACCGCTGCTGCACATTTCGCAAAAAAACATAATGCTCCTTTCGCCGATAATAGTTAAAATAGCGATTTATGATACCTTCTCTTTAACTCTACTTATCCTGGCCTTAAGGGCCGTAAGCAGTGAATCCTGGGTAACTTGTTTATTCTGCAGGGCTGCCATGACATCCTCATCCATACATCCGGATACAATCAAGTGGTGTATGATGACATTATCCGTCTGTCCCTGCCTGTGCAGCCTAGCATTTGCCTGCTGGTACAGTTCCAGAGACCAGTTAAGGCCAAACCAAACTATGATGTTTCCTCCTGCCTGGAGATTAAGACCATAAGCGGCACTCGCCGGATGCGCCAGAAGTACATCTATCTTCCGCTCATTCCATTGACTGATTACACCTGGCCCTTTAAGCTCCGCTACCCTAAGTCCCTTCGGAAGGCACTTAATGATGCGGGACTTGTCATGCTGGAAGTTGTAAAATACCAGTATCGGTTTGCCCTGGCTGCCTTCCACAATCTCCTTGAACGCCTCCAGCTTCTCGCCATGGACCTCCACTGTATTCCTGTCCCCATCGTACACGGCGCCATTGCAGAACTGCAGGAGCTTGCCTGACAGCACTGCCGCCGACCCCGCGTCCAGCGTGGCCTCGTCCACCTCCAGGAGCATCTCGCGTTCAAACTTCTCATAGGCTGCCTGCTCCCTGGCATTGAGGCGTACATGTATGATGTTGTCAATACGTTCGGGAAGCTGAAGGTAATCCTTTGCCTGCAGGCTGATGCAGATGTCGGATATCCGCTGTTGGATGGTACGGTCCGCCCCCGGAAGCGGTGCGTAGGAAAAAATAGTGTCCCGGTTCCTGGATGCCGGTGAGAAGTATTCCTCCCGGTACTGTCCTATCCGCTGTCCTAATCGCTTCCCCTGGTCAAGCAAATAAATCTGTGACCACAGGTCCAGAAGGCCGTTTGGCGCCGGTGTACCGGTCAGCCCATAAATCCGGCGTATGTGGTTCCTCACCAGGCACAGGCTCTTGAAACGCTTGGCCTGCGGGTTCTTGAAACTGGACAGCTCATCTATGATTACCGTGTCAAACGGCCAGGCGTTGCGGTAATGGTCCACCAGCCACTGCACATTATCCCGGCTCAGCACATACACATCCCCCGGGGTGTTAAGGGCCTTTATCCGCTTTTCCCTGCTGCCAAGCACAGGGATAATCCGAAGCAGTTTCAGATGGTCCCACTTCTCTGCCTCCCGGGTCCAGGTATCCTCCGCCACTTTCTTTGGGGCTATCACCAATGTCCTCCCTACCTCAAAACGGTTGTACCGAAGGTCATTGACCGCAGTCAAGGTAATCACGGTCTTTCCGAGTCCCATATCAAGAAACAAGCCCAAGGCAGGGTCCGTTATCATACGGTTGATGCAGTATCTCTGGTAATCGTGCGGTATAAACTTCATGGCTGCTCCCGCTTTCTCGATTCCTCAAGAAATTCTTTCAGTTTCCAGTCCTGCCAGGCCGGATCCTTTCCTGCGTCTGACGCTATGTACATGATCGCCCTGCCTATATCCGTCTCCCGGTCAAGCACACAAGCCGCACATCCCAGTTCCCTTAGGGCATGTATCCTTTTACTCTGCAGTACTGTCGCTTTCTTCCCTGTCTGTTTAAGCTCCACGAACCCAATCCGGCCTCCGGGGAGGACAACCAGCCTGTCCGGCACGCCAACATTACCCGGAGAAACAAATTTGAATGCGATACCGCCACATTTCTTCACTGCTTCTGTGAATTTCTTTTCAAGCTCTTTTTCAAGCATTTTGACGCCTCCTTTTATCCTCTGGCAACAACGGGCTACAGCATTCTCTATATATGTATACGCGTATACGGGCACAGGGGTATTATATATATATTACCCTTTATTTTATATTTTTATATATAAGAATGTTGCTACTGTTGCTTATGGGCTTAAGCCTTGTAAATCAAGGTTTTTTACAGCAACATTGGATTGTTGCATCCTGTTCCCATTGTTGTCTTTTACATTTTTTGGAATGTTGCCTGGCAACAATCCAATCTTGCCTCCTGGCTTAAGATATAACCCCTCTGTTTTCCGTAGTATGGCCCGAATGGAATGGCTCCGGAGCTCCGTTCCCATCCAGACAGACCGGATAGTATGCTGTTGATTTCATGGGCATCTGACTTCTTCATCATCTTCAAATCCCCATAAAAGCATTCACACCATATCTCTGCTGCGCACACCCTGTCACGTGGCAAAAGCAGGTTCTCATCATAATCCCGCCCCATAAAGTTCCAGAACTCTCTCCTGGCTGCCAGGTCCTTCCGGCTCCAGTCTACTGGTATCTTCCTGCCCAGGAACTCCCGGATGATCCCTTCCTTAGGATTGCTTTCCTTATGCTCCTCCTGCTGGCGTACCGCTTCCTCCGCCACGGCTCCCTCCAGAAACAGCTTCTCGCCGCACTGCCATCTCATAAAGGCCTCCGCCCAAATCTGGTCCACCTCACCTGGCAGCTGCCCAAACACATTTTTTCTGCTGGGGATTTTTCCAAGGTCAATCGGCCAGAACCGCCTGTTGCCTGTCTGGTCTTTCAAAAACTCTTTGTCATTGGTTGTTCCTACGATGATGCAGGAACGCGGAAATGGCTTCGTCCGCCTTCCGTACGGCTCCCTGTAGACATCTTCTGTTTTACTCATGAACTGTTTGACTGTGTTCATTTCTGACTTATTCATACCGGCCAGTTCCCCGGCTTCTATAATCCAATATCCTTGTATGAGCTCCGCGGCGTCCTTGCCCTCAAACGTTGCCAGGCTGTCAGAATACCAGTCCCTTCCCAGGAAGCGGAAGAAAGTACTCTTTCCCACTCCCTGGGCTCCTGACAGTATCAGCATGCTGTCAAACTTAATCCCCGGAACCATTGCCCTGGCCACGGCTGCCGTCAATGTCTTGCGCATGGCTTCCCTTGTATAGGTACTGTCCTCCGCCCCAAAATAATCAGTCAGCAGGGTATCAATACGCGGAATACCATCCCAGACCAGCCCGGTCAGATATTCCCTTATCTTATGCTGCTTATGGTTTGTCGCATATACAGCCATTGCATCATATATCCTCTCTTTCCCGGTTATCCCGTATACTTTCTCTATATAATGCCTGAGCCCTGAGTCATCCTCGTCCGCCCAGGCTCTCAGCTTGTAATTGTCCTTCGGCGCCTCCCAAGGCATGGCCTGTCCAACAACCGCCCTGTTTGCGAACTCATCATGCCAGAACCGCCCGTTCAGTTTTGGGTCATGGTTCAGTATAATGAGGACATTGTCGATGGTATTGAGGGGCTGCCCTGTCCGTGAGCTGCACTTAAGCTCTCCCATCCATTCAAAATCCGGGACTCCCTCTGTCTCCCCCTGGACAGGCTGAGAAAAGTCCTCCTGAGCCTTCCTGTACCGCTCCAGGGACATTGCCTTGGATACCGGCTCCTGCTGCAGGGCAAATTCACACATGGCCTTAAATGATGGCAGCTGTGTCACTGGGGTTTCCGGTTTCGCGTCATAATCCTCCTCATTGAATTTATGAAGGCGGACCAGGTCGAACGCGTTGCAGAGTTTACCGCTGGCCGGGTCAGTCGCATGGTGGCTGTACAGGAAATTGCCATCCTCATATAATACGGCGCCGCCCATGGTTGAGCCCTCGCTGTATGTATACCGGCCCTCCCCACAGGGGATATACGCATCCGGTATAAACTGTGCGATGGCTTCCATCACATCGTATGTCCGGCAGAACGCGCCTACCACCCCCTGCTTTTCCAGTGGGTTACCCTGTTTCTTTGCCGACCGGTCGCGGAGCTTTGCGGCCCCCGGCACCTCAGGCCATTCCGCCATGTTACGCCAGTTTTGGTAGAGCCTTAGAACCCCGTCCTTTGACAGGAATGGCTTATCCCCATAAAGAAATACATACTCGCTGTCCGCGCTGCAGCTTGGCCAGTACATGAGCCGAACCGGTTCAAACGTGGTGGGGTCAAATATCTGAATGCCCAGAAAAGCCGCCACCTTCCGGGCTATAGGCTCATATTCATCCGCCGTACATGCCACGTCCAACGGGAGAATGATGCGCAACCTGGGGGCCGCACCCTCATGTTTCCTTGTGGAATATACAGCATAGGAACACCCCAGTGCCTCCACGGCATTCAGAACTGCCTGTGTCCCTCCCGGGATGATGTTGTCCGCATCCAGTGTCACCAGGTGCCTGTCACCAGCATTCTCATTCCTGCGGGCCTCTCCGTTCAGTTCCCCACCGACAAAGCCGCCCACGTCCTTGAGCTCGTCCTGGCGTGCCTTTGTAAGGCCCTTGTACTCCGCGAAGGATTCACCGGTCCGCACCGGCCTGGAAACCTTCTGGACAAATTCCGACCACAGGAGCTCCTGCCGGTGCCAGGATGTGGCCTTCCTGCTCGTACCTACCGATATTCTAATTTTCCTGTCATTCACGAACATAAGCCTACTCCTTCTTGTAATAATTCCCAGTGAACCCATCCGCATTCAGAGGAAGCCCTTTGGCCCAAGCCGGAGGCCTGCACATAAGGCGTATTGCCTCCTCCAGACTTTGGCTGCCGCCTTTGGGAATTTCCAGTATCACCTCGTCATGGATGTGGAAGTTAATCCGGTATCCAGCCGTATGCAGGTTCACCATGGCATTGGCCAGGCAGTCTCTTGCCACTGCCTGCACAATGTTTTCCGTTAGTTTGCCCCCGTAGGTCGGGAGCAACTCCCACTTATGGTTCCTCTGGTTCTGCCCCATAAAATAGATCCGCTTATAATTCCTCTCGTCTGGAATCATCTGCGGTTTAAGGTAGAACAGCTTACGGCCACTCGGCAGGGTAACCATCATCCGGTCCGCGTCCCTTGAGAAGGAAATACCGTTCGGCAGGGATGATATCACTCCATATTCCACGCATTCCGCCGCGTGTTGCTCTATGCTGTACCACAGGTCTACAATCCGTTTGTTTGATGCCCGCCACCTCTGTACAATGTCCGGCAGTTCTTCTTCATGAAGGCCCATCCGCAGGGCGCCCATTTGGATAAGGGCCCCAGCCGCACCTTGGTATCCCAAGGCCAGCTCAGCAACCTTTCCCTTACTACGCAGGGCGTATTCCGGGTTCCCTTTCTTTATTTTCTCTATCGGCACCCCGAACATGGTACTGGCCGAGGCTTCATAAATCTTCCCGTGTGTCCGGAACACATCCAATCGCCATTCCTCTCCCGCCAGCCAAGCAATCACACGCGCCTCTATGGCCGAGAAATCAGCCACGGCGAAGGTGTATCCGTCTCCAGGTATAAATGCCGTTCGGATGAGCTGTGAGAGCGTGTCAGGCACATTCCCGTATATAACCCGGAGGGCATCTATTTTCTGTTTCTGTACAAGCGCCCTGGCCGTATCCAGGCTGTCAATATAGTTTCGTGGCAGGTTCTGCACCTGCACAAGCCTTCCGGCCCATCTCCCTGTACGGCAGGCCCCATAGAACTGCAGGAGCCCGCGTACCCGGCCATCATCACACAACGCATCCTGCATGGCCTGGTACTTCTTCACCGAGGTCTTTGCCATCTCCTGACGTATCCGAAGCATAGCCTGTACGTCATCGGTTCCGGATTCCTGGGACAGGAGGTCAGCAACTGTCTGCTTGTTCAGGCTCTCAATCTCCACGTCTGCATTGTTTATGACCCATTGTTTAAGCTGTGCTACACTGTTTGGGTTATCCAGCCCCGTGATATTCCGGGCTTTCTCAGTCAGTTCTTCTGTCATTTGGGCATTGATTGCCAGCGCTCCATTTATCAGGGCCGTATCAAGAGCCACTCCGCCGATATTAATCGCCTGGTCAATCACCCATAATTGGTGCTCGAATGCAGGCACTGGATACTCCGCCAGCCGGTTCTTAATTTCACGTTCGGTCACCACATCCTGTCCGCAGTATTCCTTAAACAGCTTCCACTTATCCGGAGCATGTCCCGGAAGATTCCTGGTACGCCCACCGTTCCGTTTCGTACGGGCGCATGGGGTACAGAAGTATTTAATCAGTGACTTGCCTGTGGACAGTTTACGCTTGTCTTCGGGAAATTCCATGGCCCTGCCGATGGCATCCAGCCCTCCTGCATATCCGCAGTACCAGGCATGGACCATGGTGCATTGCCATTGCTCCAGATGTGTCTCAAAGAACTTACTGAGGCAGTAATATTCAAATGCTGCATTGAATGCCGTCTTCACGACTTCGGGCCTGTGCAGATCCATGACTGTGTAATACGGGATTTTCTCCCCCCGTGCCAGGTCTACGACCTGTACCGGATTATCGTCATAAGCATAGGCAAACAGAAGGATTTCAAAATCAGGGGACTGTACATATTTGTACAGCCCTGATTTCCGGATATCTACACTGCTATATGTTTCTATGTCAATACTCAGGGTCCTCAAATCCCCATCACTCCCCCGGCTGGCAGCGGCCTTCCCGTCACCGGGTCAATCGCCTGCTGCTGTGGCCCCCCGCCTGCAGGAGGTGCGTACCCTATGGGTGCCGCCGTATATCCCGGCATCATCCCGGGAGGGCTGACCGGCGCGCCCCCAAAACCGCCGGCTGGCTGCTGATAAGCCTGAGCCTGGTAGGACGGCGGCTGATACGCAGGCTGCCCATACC